GCACCATCTTTCCATCCCATTACTTTTCTATAGTAAGGAGTAATTGAATTAGGCGAAGGCATTTGGTCGCCATGAATTAATAAAGTTGAATAGTCTCCAATTTTATCAACAGCGTACCAGTGTCTTTCCCCTCTTCCATCTGGAATATTAAAGTTAATTCTTTGATTGTTTTTGAATATAAGACTAGTTATTTTGTAAAGAAGTCTGTCCATGTTTGATTCTGGGTCATACATCTTTCTGTTTCTTCCACCAACAGATCCATGATTACCGATTACAGCAGTTACATTCACTTGGTCAAAGTTTTCTAGAGCAGTTGCAAAAAACTTGCTGAGTATTTCTGGCCCATTAACGCCAACTTGTCTATATATTCCAGAGTCAATTAAGTGGCTTTGTCCAGGGAATATCTCTTCACCCTCTACAATATCTCCAAGCATCCATACGTGGAGATTATCAATTGGATGATCTGCTCTTTGTACTTCTACAATCTCTAGCATCTTTTGTGTATAGAGTTCTATTCTTTGAGCTGCTACTTCAGAGTTGTAATCAGGAGTTACCTTACCAAGCTGCCAGTCAGCAAAAACTACCACAGCTGTTTCAGGGGTTCCCTTACCTGGTTTTCTAGATTCTTTTCTAGTGAGAGTAGGTAATTCAAAATTAGAGAAGACGTCATGAGCTGCTCTGTAAATTGTTTCGGAAGCTTGGTCGCTAATGTTCTTATATTTATCAGCTGAACGAGCTAATCTCTTGTTCTCTGATCTCAGAAAATCTATGGTTGCCGATGGAACAGATGAATTATAGGATGGGCTTATGTTGCCGTAACTATCCTCATCTTCTTCCATCTCGTCAACGGTATCATAAAATGAATCCTGACCAGTTGCAAAGTAATGCGATGCTTGCTCTTCGTCTACTTCCTTGGCAAAAATGTTATCTATAAGAAGATCGCCAGGAATGTCTTCGTCGCCCTCAATAATGCTACGGGCGTGCTTCATATTCTTTGCTTTGACTATATGAGTCTTGGTGACAAGAAAAAGCTTGTCTGACATAAGTACCACTCTTTCAGTTCTAATAACCTTGTGAAGACATTATAACAGAAAAAGGCTCTTACTTGATTTTCTATGTCTGAATAAGATATTGAGCTTCCGATGGTCATGGAATTTAGATATCTTCTTACGAACAAGTTTGCCTGTCCTTCTATGGCTGAAATAGCCGCTGCACTTAGGCCTTGTGGTAAAACTATGTTAACCACTGTGTTAATTGGTATTCTATCTGCAATTCTTATGTTTAATTTTATTCCGACTGGCTTTCTCCCGGACAAATTGTCTAATATATTTTGAACAAATGATGGGTCAATTCTTTGGGATTCGGGCACGACTATAATGTCGCATGATCCGAGGCCGTAAGAAGACTCTCTTATTCTTACATCTCTAACTCCAGGAAGTGAAAGTGCGTTTAATCTAAGTGACTCAGCTGTGCCGTATGATCTTTCCTTGATCGAAAGGCTTATTCTGCGACGATAATTTTCATCGCTTTCCATTCCAGAAATAGAATACACTTCCTTTGGGTTTGAGCAATAAACGATGGTGCCATCGGAAGATGTAAAATTGTGCTTGGTTAACGTCCCCTTAGCAGCCGTAAAGTCTTGGCTAGTAAAAGATGGGGTAATTCTTCCGTAAGCTTTGGTTGTGCCAGCTATGATTGTTACATCTGATTCTAGCTGATACTGATACTGCCTAGTGGCAAATTCGGTTACGTCATTATATATTGAAGTTCCCTTTGTTATAACAATGTCAGATGAAGATGGAGAGCCTATAAAAAATTCTATATTATAACTTGATCTTTCTTGTTCTGAGTCGGCAGAAACAAGCTTTCTTGGTACGCCATATAATTCACCAATCAAGTCCAATGAGCGACCAGATGCGGTTGATATAGCCGTTTGATCAACAGCAAACTTTAAAGTCTCATATAAATCGCTTACTTCTGTAGCAACTGATTCAGCAAATGCTCTAGCTATTGCGCCAGGATAGGTTGCTGTAATGCCAGCATTTTTCTCTAATGCCAAAAGCATCCTGCCTAAGATCTCTGGTTTGCTTTTACTGTATACAATTGGCATTATTGCTCCTTATTAAATGTTTTGTGTTACTGACAAAGTGATCGGCTCAACACTGTTGTCTTCTATATGTACATCAAATCTAATTGAATTAGCAGATGTTGGAACAGCGTCTATCGATATAAACCTGCCCTTAAATATACCACCTACAGCCTCATCCATGAGAGAGTTTCTGATTATTCTCTTGCCCAACTCTCCCGTTACCTTGGTTTGAGGCATGCCGTACAGCATGGAGAGGTCGCATCCAAGCCTTGGATAAATAGTAAAGTCATTTGGTTCTGTCATTAATCTTATGTAGATCTGTTGCACGTCTTTTCTAGACCCATTATCTACCATGGCTATGTCTTTGTTCGGAGATATTTTAATGTCGCCGCTAAAATCAAAATAAAAATCACTCATTATTTGTCCAAATCATTAGTTATCCAAGGAAAATCTTCAAGATCACTTGGTTCATTAAAATCACTTGTTTCTACTTTGGCTACGGCTTCTTGGTAAGAATAGCCCATTTTAATAAAATCATGTAGTTTTTTCACTTCGGACTCGGTATGGGTTTTTGAGTAAGTTTCAATTAAAGAAGCTTGTTCAAAAGTTATACCATTGGGGTCAGTTACTAATTCTGAACCCTGATCATTACCCAAACCTAGACCATAGTTCCCTATTATAGTAATAGGGGTAACGACCTGTTCCTCTTCATAATTTTGCAAATTGTTTAAAAAGTGACCAGTTCTATAATAGGCTGGATTATTTAAAAAGTCTCCAGTTTTTAAAAGTGCTGGCTCGTTATATACGTCAGCTGCTGGGTTAAAGGACTTTTCGTTCCATCTTAAGCCGTCATCATCTTTACAGTACATTTTAATACTGTCTGCAAAAATCGATACACTTCTAGTGTTTGGATTGATTACCAAGCCAACGCCAGGTGCTCCAAAAATCTCTATTTCACCCATGTCCGTAATTCGAATAAATGCCTTATTATCTGGGTGAGTTAGCCCGACTTCTCTATGGGAGAATTCTTTTCTTCTCTTTAATTCTGCTGTTTCGTTAAAAACATCAGAAGGTTTGAATTGCTGCTTATCTGGATCTATCATAATAATTAAACCAAGAACTTTGGTACGCCGGTGTCTACTGAGTTATTTCTAGCATTTTTATGGGAATGAGTTTCATTAAAGTACATCACAATGTATGGCTGCTTTTCTTCTGCATCCCTAAACGCAACTAAACATCTTGTACCAGGAGCTGGTGCTACAGATTGTACACCATATATGAATGGACACGGGACATTTGGCAGCATATTGCCAATTAAATCAGAATACTTTTCATCAACCAGCACAGTTGCCGTATTCTGGGATGCGTTGTAAACCATGATAGTGCCTGGTCTATTTTTTAGTTGCTTAAAAGATGACTCATCTATTTTGTCATTAATTCTTTTATCAAACTTTGGATAATTTAATGCCATAAGATTCCCTCCTACAATACGTTTCCATCTGGACCATATACATTGCCGCCCATCCAACCTTCTATATACTTATAGGCTCTTGATTTCTGTGGTATGTTTGTTCTAATCCATTTTCTCAAATTAGCATCTGTTCCACCTCTGTTTAGGTAGACTGATAACGCTGTAGAAAATTTTGTTTTGAATATAAAGCCTGGAACATATGTAGTTCCATAGTCTCCCCATGGATGAAAACAATATTCGTCAATTGGATTATTCTTTTTAACTACCTGAGCGACTCTTACTGATCCTACAGCAGTTACACCTAACATCCATGCTTGATTGTAAGGTATCCATACCCTTTGGTCAACGGTAGCTTGAGTTGCTTGATTCATCACTTTATCAGCTAGCGTGTTTGGATTGTTATCTGAGTCAATTGAATAAGCTAATTTATAACCTAAAGCAGTGCTATCTTCTGGTTGTCCTGATGCGTTGTATTTTAGATAGAATGTTTTATCGCCGTGTGCGTTTTTTAATAGATTTATTTGAAACATGCCAACAGAAAAATCTTGAGGACGTTTTGTATTGATTGCAGCTGGCCTAACATTTGCTTCTCTTTCTGCTATTGCGGTAAATATTGCAGATACTTCAAGACTAAACAAGCCTGATGTAGATAAAAGTGCCATCAGTTCATCTGGGCTTAAAGAAGCGTTGTTTTTACCAAAGAAATTTTGTTTAAATTTATCCATACTTATACCGCTTGAAACATCTGAAGAGTCAAACTCAACCCCAGTAATTGCTGTGGCTATTTCTGGGGTTATAAATGATCCAGCTCTTTGAGGCGAAAAGCTCACATGTATATGATTTCTGTGATGTGTGTCAACAGCAAAATTAACAAACTTGCCTAAGTTCGGGTATTTTATTCTAACCGCAGCATTTGCGCCCTCTAAACCTTGATCTGCTATGCCAAGTTCTGTCATAAGCTGATCGTGTACGACTATTAAATCTGGATGGAGATCCTGCGTTAGGCCATTTAATGTAGTTAATAGCAAGTTTAGGGCTTGTCTGTACGTGTCTATATTTGTTACTAGTTTATTAGGAGCAGAGTTGGAATTGCCAATTGCCATAATGTCAAAACCTCTACCAAATGCATGGTCGCTTACGCTATTGTTTTCTGCTGTGAGCACAGAAAAGTTTGGACCAACTAAGGTTCTAGTGCCGGTTTCTCCCTCTATGTATATCTTGTTAGTTACTTGGAGCAACATCTCTATTAACGCTGCTGAAATATAACATCTTTTTTGTCCACTACCTAAAAGACCAGAGTCAACAGGTAGAGATTGCATTGAGCCAGAGATATAACTTGGCTCTTGATTTATGGAAAAATCTAAAGTTGAAAGATTTTGTCCTGCTTTATTTGTATTAAAATCTATTGTAAATGGATTAACAGATCCTTTAAAATTTGCTTTGCCATGAAGTTCTGAAATCTTTTTAGTATATACTTCTTTTTCTTGAGCGCTCAGTATAGATTCAAGTGCTATCCCCCTTGACCCACCATTTAAAACCATTGTAGGTTCACTCGATGGGATATAACCTTTTGTGCTTTCTGCAAGAGTTGCGCCCATTTCGCCAGTAACATAAGCCAAGTCTGAAGTTGTTGGTTGGGTAGTGCTATTGATGATGCTGTCATTTAACGCTCTTATCGAATCGGCAAAACCAGAAGGTGCGTTATTTGTAACAAGCATTGAGTTCTTTGCTATTTCCATTTTTGCTGCTGC